AGTGCTGCAAGTACTATATCAGGATTAGATCATCTTGAAGGACAAACTGTTTCTATACTTGCAGATGGTGCATCACATCCAGACAAAACTGTCAGCTCTGGTAGTATAACTTTAGATCGTTCTGCATTAAATGTAAAAGTTGGTTTAGCTTATACATCTTTACTGCAAACTATGAGATTAAATGCTGGTTCACAGAATGGAACATCACAAGGTAAAACCAAAAGAATATATGACATTACTGTTAGAATGTTTGAAACGATTGGTGTTGAAGTTGGACCAAACTTAAATGATATGGAAAGAATACCATTTAGAAGTTCTGCTGATTTGATGGATGAAGGTATACCACCATTTACAGGAGACAAAGAGGTAGAGTTTAGAGGAAACTATGAAACAGATGGTTTTATCTTTGTTAGACAAACTCAACCTTTACCTTTTACAATTTTATCGTTATACCCTAGGTTGACTACGAATGATGGATAATATACTACATATAGTACCCTATACTGCTGAACATGGAAGATTTATTCTATCATGCCAAATGAACCACGCACTTATGGATAAGGATGCAAGATTTGAAGGAGATGCTATGAACCTTGTGCAAGACCATCTTTCTTTTACAGGTATGGTTGGTAAGAAACCAATCTTTGCTGCTGGTATGAAAATGATTTGGGGTCAAGTAGCAGAAGGTTGGGTGATTGCAACACAAGATGTTTGGGATCATCCTTTATCAGTTGCAAGAGCAATTAAAAAAGATTTTGCCAAGGTTGCAAGATCAGACTTTGATAAAGGTATAAGATTTGCAGAGTGGTTAGGATTAGAAAACGAGGGATTAATGAAACACTATGGTTTTGATGGTTCAGACCAATACAGATATGCGAGGATATTTTAATGAGTTGGCAGATGGCTTTATTAGGTGCAATAGGTGCAGCACAATATCAACAACAAGGTGCGATTAGTAAATATAATCAAGCTGTTGCTGATCGTAATGCTGTTGTTGCAGAACAAGAAGCTGCATTAATAGAAAAACAATCTGAATTTGATATAGCAAGATTTGATAAAAATTTTAGAAAGATAGAAGGAGCAACTCGTGTTGCTCTTGCAAAATCTGGTGTAGTTGCTGGTAGTGGAACTGCATATAAAATAGCTGCTTCTAATGCTAGAGAAGCTGAATTACAAAGACAAATAATAAGTTATAATTCTAAAGTTGCACAATCAAGAAAAATAGAATCTGCTAATTTTGCAAGAATACAAGGTAACATTGCAAGACAATCTGCTAGACTTGCTCAAATAGGAACACTTGCATCAACAGGTACAAGTTTATTAGGAATGAGTAATTTTGGATCAACATTAAAATCAAATACATTTACAGGTGGATTACAAAGTTATGGTGGAGGATATAGTTTCTAATGCCAAAGATTCCTACATTTACAACAGAAGCTAGACCAACTGCGGAAGCTCCATCAATTCAAACAAAAACTCAAATACCTTTAACACAAACTATTGGTACTGCTTTAGCACCAATAACTAAAGCTGTTACTCAACACGCAGTTAATGAAAAAAATTTAGAAAATAAATCAGAGGCATTGTCATTAGAAAATAAGGCATTATTAGAACTTACAGATGTATTTGAAGAAGCTGGTAGATTAGATAATAAAGATCAAGCATTTAATATTGTTCAAAATAAATCTAAAATTATTCAAGAAAAATATTCTAACTTAGCATCTAATAATGCGGTTAAAAATACTTTTGATAATAATTTTTTAGCAGAAATACAAAAAGGAATATTTAAAGTTAATAATAAAGTTTCAACAAATATAATTCAAACATTAGATAATGAAGTTAATGTTAAAAAAAATAGATTACTTACAGAAGCGTATGTAAGTGATAATCCACTAGCATTAAATACTATTCAAACAGATTTAGAATTATTGTATGAACAGAACTACAAAGGTAGAATTGATGTAGATGAATACAATAAATTAATTCAAGGTATACCAGGTGAAATACAAGTATACGAAGTAAGCCAATTAATAAGTTCAAAACCAAGACAAGCATATTCAGATTTAATGAATAAAGATAAATTTAAAGATATTCCTTTACAAACAAGAATTTCTCTTATCAATGAAACTAAAAGTATTTTAATTCCTGAAATAAAAGATGAATATAAAAATCTTGTTGCTGCTGCTGCATTTGGCAAAGATGTTGATTTTGATATAAATTTTGCAAAAGAAATTTTACCACCAAGAACATTTAATACAATGATGAAAGAATATAATAATGTAAAAGATACTGTTGCTGATGTAAAAATTTTAAACACAATATCTAATAAAGATTTATCAGAAACTTTAGATAATATGCTTTCAAAAAGAGAACAAAGTAAAACTTTTATTGAGTTTCAAAAAGAAAAAAAAATACTTACAGAAGCAGTAAATGCTAGAAATGAAGCAATGGCTAGTGATCCTGTATTTTTTTTAAACGCAACTAATGATAATATAAAAATTTTAAGTGATGAACTACAAAATGAAAATAATCCAGATTTAAGATTACAAAAGAAAAAAGCATTAACAGAAGTATATGTTGAAACTCAATTAAATATGGGTCAACCACCTTATCAAATAAAAGTTATGTCAAACTCTGAAGCAACTGATTTTGTTGAACGATATGTAAATGGCGATCAAAATATGCGTGTAGCAATGTTACAAAATTTAGACGCAGAGTTTGGTGATTATAATTCGAATGCCATGTTACAATTAACAAATGCAGGTTTACCTGTTACTGCTGAACTTTCTTCTTTCTTTAATAACCCTAAACTTACAGAAAGATTTTTAAGTTTTGATTCTGAAGATGAGCAAAAAAGATTGAAACAATATGCTAAAGATAACAATATTACCTTTAATGATGTAAGAAGAAGTATTAGAGATAATTTAAGTGAATTTGAAGATGTTGTAATGAGAGGTAGTAGATTTAATACAAGTGTTGCTTTAGATAAAATGGATAACATTGTAGATGTATTAAGTTATTATGCTTTAAATGAAATGGTAGCAGGAGTATCTCAAGGTGCAGCAGAAAAAAATGCTTATAATTTAATTAATAATAGTTTTGATATACAAGATACTTTTTTTGTACCATTAGTTTATAATGGTCAATCATTAAATTCAGGTCATGTTGATTTTGTAGTAGAAAAGGCAAATCTCATAAAAGATTTTTATGTAGAAGATTTTGATGCGGTAGCTTTTGAATCTATAGATGAAGATGTAACAGATATACAACTTAACGAAGCTATGCTTGATCAGCTTAAAAATTTTGGTGAATGGAGAAATACAGCAGATGGTACAGGTTTAATTTATGGAATTGTATTTAATGATGGTTCTTTTGGTCCTGTAAAAAATCAACAAGGAGAATATTTATCTTTTACTTTTGATGATACATCTTTAACAATTCCAGGAACAGATAAAGATATGAATTTAGAAATAAGAAGTGAATCTGAAGCAGAAAAACAAAGAGTAGGCAGAGGATAATGGCACAATTAGGATTTGGATTAAACATAAATGAAACCGCAGCAAAATTTGGTTACGATCAATATTCTACAAGACTAGGAGAAACACTAAGTGCTGTAGCTGCTGATAACTGGAATTTTAATCCTTTATCATCTATTGGAACATATTATGATATGCAATCTGCAAGATCACAAGCTCTTGAAGATAATCAAATTCGTGTATCAAGAGATGAACTAAATAAAGAATATTCTGATCTTGGTTTATTTTTTAAAGAAGATGAGTTTCAATCTGTTGTAGATATAATGGTTGAAGAAAAAAAAGATGAAAGAGCTAGGCAAAGCGTTATTGAAAGAGGACCAAAAGGTTTTGGTGTAGGTGCATTAAAGTTTGCTACAGGATTAGGGGTATCTCTTTTTGATCCTATAAATATTGCTGCATCTTTTATACCTGTCTTTGGTCAAGCAAGATTTGCAGGACTTGTTGCACGACAAGGTTTTACTAGAGCAAGATTAGCAAGAGGTGTTACAGAAGGTGCTGTTGGTGCTGCTGTTGTAGAACCTATAGTTTATGGAGTAGCAAAAGATGTTCAAGCTGATTATGGTTTAGCAGATAGTTTATTAAATATTACATTTGGAACTATACTTGGTGGTGGACTTCATGTAGGTGCTGGTAAATTAAAAGATTTACGAACTGCTAGTAAATTTAAACAAAGAATGAAAGAAGCTGGTACACCTGAAGAAGAATTAAATTTATACAAAGAATACTATCCTGAAAATGGAAGAATAATGAGAGATTTAGAAAAAACAAATCCTCAAACAAGAAAAACATTATTAGAAAAATCTTTAAATGATTTGTTATTAGAAAAACCTGTAGACGTATCACCTGTTGCTAGTGCTGATCCTATTTTAAAAAATTCAGTAGATTCTGCTTCTACATCACAAGTAAGACCTAAACTTGATTCTACAGCAGATCAAATAGAACTTAATAATGTAGAACAAAATGTTGTTAATAAAAATAGTTCAGATGTTGATGTTGAAATAAATAATTTACAAGTAAGATTAGATGCTATTAAAGAAAATCAAAAAGCAAGACAAATAGAAATAGATGATGATGTTGAAGTAAAATCAAGTAAAGATGAATTAGACCAAGTAAACGAAAGAGCAGATGAATTAGATGAAATTATTAAAGATGGCGTGAACTGCGTAAATGGAAGATAATTATGACAAAAAAATGTTTAGCAAGAGTTGAAGCGTTACTTTCTAAGTCATCAATAAGGTCAGTTAGAAAAGATGAAATTATTAATCAAATAAAAATTGCACAAGCTGAACAAAAAATTTCATCTATTGATGAAATAAATGTGGATAAAATTTCTCAAGAAGTTTCTGAACAAATAAAATTACAAAAAAAAATTAACAAAAGAAATGCTATAGAAAATGAAATTAAAGGTAGAAAATATGTAGAGTATATATTTGATAATTTTAATGATGATCCAGCAGAGGGTTTAGTTTCTATCTTAGTTGGAACAAATAGAAGAGTTACAGGTGCGAGAGCTTCTGTTGCTACACAACAACAAGCAAGTGTAAATCAACTTATTGCAGGATTTAATCAAAAACTAAAAAACCAAAAAGTTTTAAAATTATTTGATAAAATGGATAAAGAAACTCAAAGAAGAGTTGTTAGAACAATGTATGAGTTAAATCAAAAGAAAACAGGTATGGAAGAACAACTTGGTATGAGACCTCCTGTTACAGAAACAAATCCAGATATAATAAGATTAGCAGAAGTTTTAGAATCATACTCTGAAATGATTAGAATAAAATTAAATGATAGAGGTGCAAATATTGGAAAATTATGGGGTTATATAGTTAGACAATCACACGATCCTTATCTGGTTAGAGATGCTGCAAAAGTATTAGGCAAAAAATTAGAAGATATGGATGATGGTGTAGATCCTAATATAAAAACAAAACAAGATATTAATTATAATAGAAATTACAAAGCATGGAGAGATTTTGTAATGGAAAAATTAGATCAAGAAAGAACTTTTGCAGGTGTTGAAGATCAAGAAGAATTTATGCAATTTGTTTACAATTCACTTGTAAGAAATCAATATTTAAAATCTGATGGTGCAGATTTTACTTATGGTAGCAGATCAACTGCTAGAGGCACAGATGTTGCAAAAGCAGCAGGTTTATCTGCAAAAAGAGTTTTACATTTTAAAACTGCTGACGATTGGTTTGATTATAATGATATATTTGGCGTAGGTAATTTAAAAGAATCTTTTTTTTCTGGATTACAAACTGCTGGAAGAAATATTGGTATTATGGACACTTTAGGTACAAAACCTCAAGATAATTTTAATAAAATAAAAAAAGCTGTTGGAAATAGATTAAATAAACTTGGTAGAAGCACACAAGATTTAGCAAGTGAAACTAAATTTGATAAATATTTAAGAGTTGTAGATGGTTCTATTTATACAGTAGAAAATTTTGGTGTTGCTAAATATTCTGCAATAACAAGAGCTATAGCATCTATGGCAAAATTAGGAGGTGCTACAGTTTCTGCCGCTGCTGACATAGGTTTATATGGTTCAGAAATGAGATACCAAGGTAGAACATTTTTAGGAGGTATGTTTGAAGCATTAAGTAGTTTAGCAAGAATAAAAAACACACAACAAAAAAAAGATATTGCTGAAGGTTTAGGTTTTATAGGTGATAATCTTATTTATGATGTTGCTGGAAGATACCAAGTAGGAGACAATTTAAGTAAAGGTTTTACTAAAACTCAAAGATTTTTTTTTAAAGTAAATTTATTATCTTGGTGGACTAACACACTAAAAGAAGGTTCAATGTTAGGTATGGCAAACTATTTTGCTAAACAAAAAAATTTAACATTTAATCAATTAAATCCTCAACTACAAAGTTTGTTTAATGTTTACAATATTAATTCTACTAAATGGAATATTATTAGAAAAACTGCAATGCAAAAAGCAGATGATGGAACAGAATTTATTAACATAGGTTTATTAGATCAAATATCAGATGCAGATATAAAAAAAATTACAGGATTAGACACTTTAAGTAAAAGAGAAATATTAATAGAAAAAGATAAATTTAAAGCATCTGTTTCTGGTATGTTGTTAGATAGATCAATTTATGCTGTTATTGAACCTGATGCTAGAGTTAGAGCATTTTTGACACAAGGTTATTTAGGTGGCACAGGTATGGGTGAAGCAATTAGATTTTTTGGTCAATTTAAAGCATTTCCAATATCTATCGTACAGAAAACACTAGGTAGAGAAGTTGATTATTTTAAAGGACCAAATAAAGACATATCAAGAGGTATAGTTGGATTAAGTGCTATAATTGTTACATCTGGATTACTAGGTTATTTGTCAATGACTATTAAAGATTTGTTAAAAGGTAGATCACCAAGAGATCCAACAAAATTAAAATCTGTTACAGCAGCTTTTTTACAAGGTGGTGGTCTTGGTATATATGGAGATGTTTTATTTAATGAAACAAGATCAGGAGGTGATATTATTGGTAGTATTGCAGGACCAGTTCCTTTAACTGCATTTGATCTTGTTCAAGCAATAAAATATGGTATAAGAGGTGAAGGTGGTAAAGCAGGAAGAACAGCATATAGAGCTGTTAGTTCAAGTATACCTTTTTTAAACTTGTTTTATTTAAAAACAGCTTTTGACTATTTAATTGGGTATCAAATTATGGAAACAATGTCTCCTGGTACTTTAAGACGATTAGAAAGAAGAATGAAGAGAGATTACAACCAAGATTTTTTATTGACTAAACCATCATCAACATTTAAAGGTTTCTAATATGACAATATCTTCAACTACAGTAAAAAATTCATATTCAGGTAATGATAGCACAACAGCTTTTGCCTACACATTTAAGATATTTGCGAACACAGATTTACAGGTAATAATTAGATCATCTACAGGAACTGAAACTGTCAAAACTTTGACAACTCATTATACAGTATCTGGCGTAGGAGATGCTTCAGGTGGTAATGTAACATTCACATCTGGAAACACTCCAGCAACTGGTGAAACAGTTGTAATCAGAAGAGCTGTTCCGCAAACTCAGGCAATAGATTATATTGCTAATGATCCATTCCCTGCGGAATCACACGAAGAGGGATTGGATCGTGCAACCATGACTACTCAACAGATGCAAGAGGAATTAGATAGATCGTTTAAAGTTTCAAGAACTAATACGATTACTTCTTCAGAATTTACAGATGATGCTTCTACAAGAGCATCTAAAGCATTAGGATTTGATAGTGATGGTAATTTAACAACAGTTGCAAACTTTTTACCTGCTGGTGGAGATAGTGCAGAATTTCAATATTCAACAACAACAACAGATTCAGATCCAGGTGCAGGAAAATTTAGACTAAACAATACAACAATCGCTAGTGCAACTGAAATGTACATAGATGATTTAGAATTTAATGGCACAGATGTTTCAGAGTGGATTCAATCTTGGGATGATGTAACTGGTAATGATACTAATAGAGGAAGAATAAGAATTTCAAAATCAAATACATTAGATACTTGGATGGTGTTTAAAGTTACTGGTGCGATTACAGATGCAAGTGGATATTCAAAAATAAGTTTATCTTATATTGATACTGCTGGTACGTTTGCAAATGATGATAGAGTATTTATTTCTTTTGTAGCATCTGGAGAGGATGGTGCAATACCAGGATATTTTTATAAATTTGATACAGGCACTTCTGATGCAGACCCTGGTGCTGGTGAAATAAGATTTAACAACGCAACCTACGCATCTGTTACAGAAATATATATTGATGATGCTGATGCAAATGGTGCTACAACACAAACAGATACAGAAACTTGGGGATCATCAACTTCTACAATTAAAGGTTTTTTACATATAGTAGATATTAATGATAGTCAGACTTATGCAAGATTTAAAATTACTGCCGCTGTTAGTGATGAAAGTGGCTACAATAAAATTACAGTTGCACACTTAGCAAGTAACAACACATTTAGTGCTGCTGACGAACTTTCAGTACACTTTACAAGAACAGGATTAAAAGGAGATACAGGTTCAACAGGTGCTACGGGATCTACTGGTTCAACAGGTGCAACTGGAGCTGCTGGTACAAACTCACAGTTATCAATGACATTTGAAAGCACAACAAGTGATGCTGACCCAGGTGCTGGTAAAATTGCTTTTAATAATGGTACACTATCAAGTGTTTCAATTTTATATGTAGATGATGCGGATGATGCTGGTGCTGATATATCTTCATTTGTACAATCTTGGGATGATGTATCTAATTCAACAGCTAGAGGTATTGTAACTGTAACTAAAGAAGGAACTCCATCTACTTATGCAACATTTAAAGTATCTGGTGCTGTTACTGATGCTTCAGGATACACAAAAGTTCCAGTAACGCATATAGTAAGTGCAGGATCATTTTCAGATGATGATGGCGTTGGAGTACATTTTAGTTATTCTGGTGCTGATGGTTCTGGAGATATTGAAGGAGTTACAGCAGGTACAAATTTATCTGGTGGTGGTACATCTGGAACAGTTACAATAAATTTAGCTGATGCTTCTACATCTGTAAAAGGTGCTGCATCATTTAGTTCAGATAATTTTGCTGCTAGTTCTGGTGCAATAACAATTAAAGATTCTGGTGTAGCCACAGCAGAAATACAAGACAATGCCGTAACACTTGCAAAAATGGCAGGTGGTACAGACGGAAATTTAATTACTTATGATACTAATGGTGATCCAGCAGCAGTAGCAACAGGAAATTCTGGACAAGTATTAACTTCTCAAGGTGCAGGAGCTGCACCAGTATTTGCTGATCCATCATCTGGTGGTACAGAATGGCAATCATCTATTAAAACTGCTGACTTTACAGCGGTAGCAAATCAAGGTTTTTGGGTTAATACTGCTTCTGGAGATGTAGTTGTAACTTTACCATCTTCTGCTAATGTTGGTGATATTGTAGAACTTGCAGATTATTCAAGATCATGGGGAACTCACTCAGTAACTTTAAATGACAATGGTTTAAATTTTCAAGGAACAGGATCATCTGTTCCTGTTTATAATGAAAATGGACAGCACGTTGTATTAGTTTATTCTGGTTCAACAAAAGGTTGGATTCCAAAACTAGATAGTGTTGTTGCAGATAAAACTCAAACTATTTTACGTTTTTTAAATCTTGCTGGAGGTGCTTCTGGGGGTGCAAACTCTGGTGGTGGCGGAGGTGCAGGAGGTCTAAAACAAGGCACAGCAGTGGTAACTGCTGGAGATGTTTATACTATAACTATTGGTGGTGGAGGTAGTGGCGTTAGTCCAAACTCTGCTGGTAATAATGGTTCAAGTTCTTCTATTCGTGGAACAAACGCAGGAAAAATTATTTCTGTAACTACTGGTGGTGGTGGTGGTGGAGGTTGGACTGGAAGTGAAATTTCTGCAAAAGCTGGTGGATGCGGTGGTGGTGGTGGATTTAATCCAGCAACTGGTGGTGCTACTGGAGGTTTTGGAACTGCTGGTGAAGGTTTTGATGGTGGATCTAATAATACAGCCGGTGGTGGTGGAACAGGAGAAGCTGGTAAAAATGCACCAGATGATGGAGGAGATGGTTTAGTATCAGGCATAACAGGAACTGCAACTAATTTTGGTGGCGGTGGAGGTGGCGCACCTGGAGATGGTGGTGCTGGTGGCGGAACAGATGGTGTTTTACCATCAGGAGGCTCATCTGCTGCAGCGGCAAATTCAGGAAGTGGATCTGGCGGAACAGATGGCGGAGGTACATCTGGAAATGGTGGAAGTGGAGTTGTTATTTTAAGAGTAAGAACTGCGGCTTATCCAGGTACAACAACTGGTTCACCTACTGTTACAACAGATGGAGAAGATTCAATTATTAAATTTACAGGAAGTGGAACTTACACAGCATAGGATTTTATTATGGCTCATTTTGCAAAATTAGGAACTGGAAGCATAGTCGAAAGAGTTGAAGTAGTACATAATGATGTCGCTACAACTGAACAAGCTGGTGTTGATTTTTTAAATAGTATTTATAAAACAGATGATGTTTGGAAGCAAACATCTTATAATACTTTTGCTGGTGAACATAAATTAGGTGGAACAGCTTTTAGAAAAAATTACGCTACTGTTGGTGGTAGATATGATCAAACAAGAGATGCTTTTATTCCAATAAAACCTTTTGAAAGTTGGACTTTAAACGAAGATACTTGTCAATGGGAATCACCTGTTCCTTATCCTACAGATGGTCAAGTATATAATTGGAATGAAACAGATCAAACTTGGGATTTACGAGAATAATAAAACAGATATATTTTTAGTGGTGTGAAAAAACAATCTTTAAATTTAAAAAGTTACATACTTCATTTAGATAATTGGATTCCTCAAAATATTTTAGATGATTCTTTAAAAGAATTAAAAAAAAATAAAACATGGCAAAAACACACTTATACTAACCCTCAAAATTATGAGGGTCAAAGTAAAAATGGAGAAAAAGAACTTAATATTTGCTATGGAGATGATCTACCTTATCGAGATCAAATAATGCAACTAATCTGGAAAGGATTAGAAAAATATATTATTATTGAAAAAATAGGTGGATTACAATTTGATGGTTGGAAAGGTTTTCGTACAGTAAGATTTAATAGATATAATAAAAATCAAATAATGTCTAAACACTGTGATCACATTCATAGTTTATTTACAGGTGAAAAAAGAGGTATTCCTATTTTAAGTATTGTAGGAGTTCTTAATAATGATTATGAGGGTGGTGAATTTATTATGTTTGATGACTATGAAATAAAATTTAAACCTGGAGATGTTATAATATTTCCTTCAATATTTTTATATCCGCATTTAGTAAAACCAGTTACAAAAGGAACAAGATATTCATTTGTATCTTGGTGTTATTAGTGAGAGAATATAAAACTTATGGACTATTCCCAGTTCCTGTTTATATAACAAATATAGGTAGAGAATTTACAAAAAAAGAATTACAATTTATAAAAGATCAAAAAAATTATTGTGTAAAAAACTCAGGCAATATTCATACTAAAGACAATTATATTTTAAACAGATATGAACTCAAAGACATTAAAAATTTTATAGACGAAGTTTGTCAAAATTATTTAGATAATATTATTTGTCCAAAGGAAAATATAAAAATATACATAACTCAATCTTGGTTAAATTATACAGAAGAAAATGAATATCATCATAAACACGAACACCCTAATTCATTTGCATCAGGTGTTTTTTACATTGACTCAGATAAAGAAAAAGATTCAATAAAATTTTTTAATCCAGTATCATACAAGCAAATATCTCCAGAAATTAATAAAGATAAATATAATCCTTATAATTCTGGCTCTTGGTTTTTTCCTGTAGAAACTGGTAAAATAATAATGTTTCCATCCTCTACAACTCATCAAGTAGATAATAAAAAAGGTTCTAATACCAGAATAAGTCTTGCGTTTAATACTTTTCTAAAAGGTAAAATAGGACCAAATAGTGATTTAGCTGAGTTGATTTTATAATTAAAAATTGATATAGAAAATTTGCGAGTGAGTATTCCACCACAAAATGTACTCACTTGCTTTACTAATATTTAATAATATGAAATATGTTATAATCATGCAAATTTGTTCAGCTTTGTCAGGAACTTGTCAAGAGGCTTATAAACCTACCATTGAGTTTGAAAGTTTTTATGATTGTGGTATAGCTGGATATAGTCTTGCTAGTTCTTCGATTAAAAAAATAAATCCTCAGATAGTTGAAAAAGATAAATTATATATAAGATTTGGTTGTGTAGAAAAAACTTTGGAAAAAAAAGATGCCTAAAAAAAAGAAAACAGAAGAAATAATACAAGCATCACTAGGTCATAGAATATCTAAACATGAAGCTATTTGTGCAGAAAGAATGAAAACATTATTTAAAGCTATAGATGAAATGAGAACAGATATAAAAAATTTAAAAAAAGATATAAACAAAGGAAAGGGTGCAATAAATGTATTAATTTTTTTAGCAGGTTTTATAGGAGCTATAATTGGTTTCTTTAAATGGAATGGCTAGGAGAAAAAAAGCAGTTGTTGGACTTATTAATGAACTTGCAGCACAACTTGACTTTGCTAAAGACCCAAATATACTTGTATTTACACCACTTGGAGGACTTGGACCTATAGATATTGTTACTTTAAATATGACTACAGGTGAGTATACTGCATATGATGTTAAAACTAAAAATTTTAGAAAAAAAGATTATCAAGCTAAAGATGGCTATAAAAGAAAAACTAAAGGATCTCTTATCAACCGCCAAACAACTTTGGAACAAAAAAAATTAAAGGTGAAAATAATCTATGCAACTATCTCGTAACTTCTCTTTATTAGAGCTTACTAAATCAGACACCGCAATTCGTAAAGGTATAGATAATAATCCTAATGCGGATCAGATAGAAAAATTAAAATTACTTTGTGAAAATATTTTACAACCAGTTCGTGATCACTTTGGTAGAGTCAAAGTAACTAGCGGATTTCGTAGTGTAGAATTATGCGAGGCTATTGGTAGTTCAGCTAGATCGCAACACGCCAAAGCTGAAGCCGCAGACTTTGAAGTAGTAGGTACAGACAACGCTGAACTTTTTGATTGGATTAAAGATAACCTTGAACCAGATCAATTAATTCTTGAGTTCTACACTCCTGGCGAACCTAACTCAGGTTGGATACATTGTAGTTGGATACCTGAAGGTAGACGTGCATCATTTTTACACGCATATAGATCAGAGAGTAAAACAAAATACAAACCTATATTAGGTTCAGCTAGGGAGATAGTATGAGACGTGATCCTCGTAAAGGCACAGGAAAAAAACCAAAAGGATCAGGCAGAAGATTATATACAGATGAAAATCCTAAAGATACAGTAAGAATTAAGTTTGCAACTCCATCAGATGCTAGAAAAACAGTATCAAAAGTAAGAAGAATATCTAAACCCTTTGCAAGAAAAATTCAAATATTAACAGTAATGGAACAACGAGCTAAAGTTATGGGTAAAAGAAAAGTAGTTGCTATTGCAAAAAAAGGTAAAGATTCTATAAGGAAAAGTAGAAGAACATAATGCCTAGTTATAGAGAAGTTATTGTAGATGCTTTAGAAAAAAAATATGAAGCACAAATGGCACAAGCAGAAGCAAATATAAAGGTATATATGGAAAATCCCGTTGGTGTTGGTGAGCATCCTAATATTGTACAAGAGGTAGAAAATTTGTTAAAACAAATAAAAGATGCTAAAGAAATGTTAGACGAACTAAAAAATTGGAGGTGATATGTGGTTAAGTGCAATTAAATTAGCAATCAATGCTGGTTCAAAAATTTATGCAAACAAACAAAAAGCAAAAGTTGCAATGTCAGACGCACAATTATTACACGCAGAACGTCAAGCTCGAGGTGAGGAAGCATATCAGGGTAAACTCTTAGAAGCTCGACAAAACGACTACAAGGATGAAGTAGTTTTATTTATTCTTACGTTGCCAATCTTAGTGTTAGCTTATGGTGTATTTTCAGATGATGCGGCAGCTATGGAAAAAATAAATTTATTTTTTGAACATTTCCAATCTCTTCCGACATGGTTCACTAATTTGTGGATTCTTGTCGTAGCAAGTATTTTTGGAATTAAAGGAACACAAATATTTAGAAATGGTAAAAAATAATTTTGTACAACAATATAGTAAAAAGGTAACACACTTATCGCAACAAGGATATGGCAAGAAAAAGGTTCAACTTAGAAAA